TATATAAGCTGGTGCTTGTAAATTTTTACGATCATGTGTTTTTTGAATTGAGTTTACTGTTGTTGATATTTCATTAGCTGGCAACGGAGGTTTGTTCTGCTCATTCCAAGACTGGACAAAGAACTCTGTAAAATCTGTATTAAGACCTTTGGCTATTAAATAGCCTGCAAGTCTTGCAGCTTGATCGTTCCTGCCACCTTCGGCCATACCTTGAATAGACAAAGGAGTGGCAATTGGTTTTCCGTTTAACTTATCAACGCCTGTAACTTTGACCCAAAGTTCTTGCGTAAGATTTGGTAAGTCCTCAATATCATTTAGGTCCCAGTCTGCAATCGTAGTGGGAGTATAAATAGCACCTGTTGCATGTATGTTATGAGGAGCAACTATCAAACCGCCTACACCCCTAATATCAATTAGCTTTGCAGGATCATATCCTTCAACTCTTTTTGCTACCCAGGTAGTAAAGTTTTCTGGATTGTTGTAATAATAATGAACCCCTTTACCTGTTGCTACTTTAAAGGGTGTTATAGGTAGATTGGTTTCACACCAATTTACTGCTTCTGGAGTGTCTGCGTCTATAACAATAAACTTGCCACAGACTAAAGCGACGACTAAATCATCTCGCCCTTTAAACCATTTTTCAATCTCTTCCGTCGTTGGCTGTCGCTCTTGAAACTTTTGCCACCCCCCTAATTCTTTGGGCGGAACTTTGTTATGCCTATGTAGAGGTACTACACTTATTCCATATTCTGCATAAGCAAGAGCTAAGTCCAACGCAGAATCTTGCGCTGTTACTTTTAAATTGAACACTCTTAGTCTTCGCCATTCTCTTCAATAGGGCCAAAGATAGATTCAAAGTCTAGCTTACCGCCAGATGCTTTTATAATTTTCTTAGCTTGTTTAATAGAGGGTTGTCTAAGTCCGTATCTCCAGGCTTTGGTTGACGCTGATGAGCAATCAAATAGTTCTGCCGCGGGGTCAGTACCAATAAATTCTATATACTTCTTCAAGGTTATTCTTTGCACTTCTCTCTCCTTATATTGTGGTTCTAGCTTTTGCTGTCTAAATGATTTAAGCTCTTCTTCGGTTAAACATTTTAACCTCCAGAGATAATTCACCTTCCATTGATTTACGTCTACTTCTCTCATTTTACATTCCGTTAAATATTTAATCTACACATATTGTAATTCATATTAAAATAAATTAAAATAGTATTTTAAATAAAAAGGAGAAGATAAATGTCTGATGATATATTGAGTAGAATTAAAAGCCCTAGCGACTTGGTTTTAAATCAAGGTGCTAAGATTTTAATGTATGGGGCTGCTGGAGCTGGTAAAACAACTTCACTTGCAACCGCACCTGGAAAAACTTTAATTATTAGTATGGAAGCTGGTCTGTTGTCTATTAAGGACGCAGTAAACGTTACCGCTATTGAAGTTAAAGAAGCGTATGAGATTGAAGAAATTGCTGAGATGCTAGAGAATGGCAAACTCGATTACGATACTATCTGTTTAGATAGCGTAACCGAAATGTCTGAACTTTTACTGGCACAAGAAAAGGCAAGGTCCAAAGATCCCAGACAAGCTTACGGTGAGGTCATCACAGTAATGACAAGAACGATGCGTAGATTTAGAGATCTAAAGATGCACGTTATTTTTGTTGCTAAAGAAGACAAACTTAGAGATGAGTCAACAGGTATGTTCCACTATCAGCCTATGATGGTTGGCGCAAAACTACCTACCCAAATTCCTTACTTCTTCGATGAGGTGTTATGTCTTAGGACTTTCACTGAAGAGAATGATGAAGGGAAGAAAGTAACCAATCGTTGGTTGCAAACAGTTCTTGGAGATAATTACATCGCCAAGGATAGGAGTGGCAAGCTAGATTCTTTTGAAGAGCCTAACTTGACATATATTATTAATAAGCTTGGATTTACAAAAGGAGAAAAGTAATGAGCGATTTTGCAGACGTCAAGTTTGATTTTGAAAGTGGTAATAGTGGTGAATCTACTATCCCAGAAGGTGACTATTTAACGGAGGTAAGCACGTGTGAGAAGACAACTTCTAAGACGGGCAACGAATACCTTAGGTTAGAAGTTAAAGTATGTGGTGAGAAATATAAAGGATGGATCGCAAGAGACAACCTTAATCTTTGGTACACCAATAATGACTCAGAGAAGCAAGAGCTTGTCAGAGAAATAGCCTCTAGAAAGTTTTCTAGTTTGGTTAAAGCTGTTGGAAGAAAAGATAACCCACCTTCGAATGCTGGTGAGTTGGTCGGAAATAAAGTGATCTGTTCTTTTGGAATAGAAAAAAGCACTAACGCTGACTACCCTGATGATAAAAATAACATCAAGGCTTTCAAACCTTTAGAAAAAATGTCGCCTAAACAAGCAGACGACAGCCCAGCTTGGGTAAAAGAAGGAACTTCTGAGGCTAAGGCCCCAGCTAAACCGAGCTTGTAGTTATAGGGTTTCGCTAGGACGCCCAAAAGGTATTTTTTCCCCCCTTAATTGAATACCTACCTAGCTCTTTAATGAATTGTTAAACTTATATGATGAGTAGGATCTACCTTACTTACGTCAAGAATTTTTCCCATAGTAAAATCAAAACTTTCTTCCATAGTCTTAAGCAAAGTAAATAGTTCCGCTGTATCAGCGTCTCTGGCCTGTAATAAGATTAAATGAATAGCGTTGTTTACTTCATAAACGCAAAGGTATTGAGGGATGTTGAGTGATAACATACCCACAATCCTAGCATATAATTATTGGTCGTTGATGTATAAAGCAATCATTGCATAGTGAATGATTTTAAGAAGCTCTTTCCTTTTGTCGTCTTTCTTTCCGTAGCGCATGGCATATTTCATTATATTGCCAATACAAAAACCCTCTCCAAATCCAGCATCTACAATCATATCAGTCGCCTGGTATTTACCTTGAGAATAATGTTGGTTGTAGGTGCTATCGACATACTCTTGCAAATCAGCAAGAGTTATATCTTCTTTGAATTTATAATCAATAGGTTCTTTTCTATCGTACATATCTTATAGAGACAAGGTAACAATATTGGGAGAGTTATAAACAGACAGATGACCGCCTTCTGAATGATTTTTGTACAACTCTAAAAAGCCTTCCATTTTGTCCCAACCAAGATTCATTTGCTCTTCTGAGATAATAAATACTTTGGATGCGTATGGGTAAGCTTTCTCTTGAGCAACAAACACAAACTCGTCAAGTTTAAATCCTGCCGCTTCCATACCCCTTCTGTACCAAGCTGCTTGCATGTCATAGCCATACTTCTTAACTGAATAAGCAAACTCTACTGGGTCGCAAGACTGAGTAGTTTTATAATCAACCACACATATAGCATTGTCTGGATAAGGACTTTGGACAGGAGGACAGATAACATCTGGTCTGCACTTACAAAGAACCTCACCTTCATACCAATAGAAGCTGGCTTCTGCAACTTTGCCTTCTGCGTTTAGGTAAATATTGCCTTCTTCAATCATATGTTCTTTCATACCCTTGATTGCTTTCATTTCAGCTTCTTTAATAACTGTTAGACCTCTCTCCTCGTATTCTTTCTTGAGTTCTTTGTTAGCGTTTGTATAGGGAGATCCCATAACAACAGCTACCGTATCATTAAACTCTTTTTCCCCTTCTACCAGTAAAGCGTGAGCGGCTGTACCGAAGTTCATTGCAGGGGTAGTTTCCTGGACTTTCTCAATTGCATGCAGTTGAGATTTACCAAAGGCTCTAATCTTGCTACTGCTTATCCCAACACCTGAATGGTAAACAGGGTTAGGTATATCTGCGAACACCAAGGAGTCACCTTTTTGCTCAGATTTAAATTCTTCTAGTTCTTTTATTATCATATTCATACTCCAAAATAATCGTTTGCACGACTTTATCATTAAGCATCGGCGAAGGCCAATACCGTAAATTGTCATACATCATTAACATGTGGTCGTTAAATGACATATTTTCATCGTACTTAGGATTTCCTATTGAATCCCAGTAGTCTTCTATTTTTATTAAATCCTCTCTGCATCCCGTAAAACTTAATTCTGCTTCCGTATAATCATATGGGATAAACATAAAACCACCTGTCTCTATTTTGAATGGGTAGCAACGTGTTGGTTTACCTATCTGCATATATATGATTTACGATATTAGGGAACTTGCCCGAGTAATCTACTTTAATTAAATCTGGTTGATTTATTTCTAACTGTCTAAACAAAGCTTCGTCTACAGTTCTTGGAGGAGATTTTCTTAAACTTTCTCCGCTTACCATTCTGTTCCACCAAGCAACAGCTTTCTCTCTTGCATAGCCAGAGTGTTCAAAACATATGTACTCGCTAATAATCTTTTTGGGTGTTTTATAGCTAACCTTAAAAACAGGTACTGGCTTGCCTGCTTTCTGATGGTTGCCAAACCACATACTTAAAACCTTTGTATCGTATCTATCTTTCTTTGCACTTTTAGAAATAATATCTAACTGAGAAGAAACTAAGTCTAGCTCTAGCTTACGCATGGGGTAGACATACCCACAATCTGAACAAGTGGTAGCAGCTTTGGGTACATAAGACTTACATTTTGGACAGCTTTTAACTAAGGCTTCTCCTGTCTTCTTGCGCTTACCTTTTTGATTGGGTGCTATCTGATTGATAGGGCCATGACGTTCAATATTCTTAGCAAAGTCTAAGATCAAACAATCCTTCTTGCCTTCAGCAATACGCATACCCCTTCCCATCATCTGTACATAAAGACCAGGAGATTGAGTTGGTCTAAGCATCACAATCATATCTGTATTGGGAGCATCAAAACCTGTTGTTAAAACATCACAATTAACCAAGGCTCTTATCTCTCCTTTCTTGTAATCGCTTATTAGCTTATCTCTTTCTAGTTGATGGGTGTCTCCCGTTACTACCCTGGAAGTAATATTGTTTGAATTTAAAATATTGCTGACCATTCTTGCATGGTTGATTCCAGCACAAAAGATAAGCCATTGTTTTCTATTAGCACCTTTGGTTAGAACCTCTTGCATGGCTTTGTTGGTTCTGCCGCTATCATTCATCTTGGCCTGTAAGTCTGTTTGAATAAACTCTCCACCCCTTAAACCTATATCGTCAATCTCGTACTCAGTATCCATACACTTAGTTACCAAAGGAGACAAATAACCATCATCAATCAAACGTATAAAGTTATCTCCGCTTCCAAAATCTACTGCAACGTCATCAAAAATAGATCCATCGCCCTCGGTTAACATTCCAGAGTTAAGTCGATATGGGGTAGCAGTAAAGCCTACTACTTTTAAATTTGGGTTGCGTTCTTTAAGGGCGACAACCAGAGAACGATACATTCCCTCGCCGTCTTTTGGAACAAGATGAGCTTCATCAATTGTAAGCAAATCGAACAAAGGTAGTTCGCTAACCTTATTCCAAACTGATTGAAGCTGAGCATAGATAATATCGTTATCTGTATCTCGACTGCCTAAACTATTACCATACAAACCTATATCGCCATATGGCCAAGCATCTTGTAGCTTCTCGTAATTTTGAAAAAGTATTTCTTTGACATGCGAAACAATCAAAGTCTTCTGTTTCTTCTGTTCATTCATATGCAGAACAAAGTCTGCAATTACGTGAGACTTACCAGAACCTGTTGGCATTACGACCAGGGGATTGCCATCTTCAATAGCTATATAGTTCTCTAAGGAATCTAAGGCTTCTTGTTGGTAATCTCTAAGTGGCATAATACATTTTTTTATTTATACAATTGTTCCAAGCATTTCTATTTATTTGTTTTGGATACTTGGTATAAAGTAAATCTCGACAATATATAAACTGTTGTTTTTTAGAATATTCAACAGGAGCTAAAGCAGATCCTGTAAAAAAAAATAAAAACATAAAAAATTTAAACTTCATTTAATCTTTATCGCTTAAATCAACAGTCATAACTTTGCCACTAGCGTAAGTTATTTTTCTAAAGTGCAAGTCTGCACCTTTTTGATATTCGTAAGAAACAACTGTTTCGTTTAGTTTCTCTTTAGCTATTTCTTCTTTTCGTTTTTGAATTTTATCTGAGTGCTGAGTCATTTTCCTTGTCCCCTATATTTTTTACGCGTCTTGCTTTTGTTAGTTCCAGCACCATCGCTGAGTCTTGAGTTGCCAATAGAAGTTTTCTTTTTAATACTTTCTATTTTTTCTTTTATCCAATTTTTAGCCATTTTTTATTTTCCTCTAGTTGTTTGTAAAAGTTTGCGACCTTGAGTATTTCTTGCCAAGTGCCATCGTTTTTAATGCAGTTAGCTCTATGAGATACGACAAGAATGTTGCCTATAATGTAGCCTTTGCTGTTGTTAATCCGCTCTAATGTAGGAGAGTTATATCTGTCTTCATGTCCATGAATAAGTTCACCGCCCAAGACTGGGCATTTAAAATCAATAGGCCATACATCCCAAATGTCCTGTGCTGTGAGTCTACAAGGGGGCCAACCTCTATCCAATGTTCTGCGCCTAGCACCAGACAACATCTTATGCGCCCAGTACGAGGGCTTTGTTCTTTTAACTTCGTTGTAACAAGACCGACATTCCCATCTAAAAGGCGGAGCTTTCTTTAGCTTTCTATCTGGAAAGTTGATTGAGTTTAATTCTTTAACTTTTCTGCAATCTCTGCATTTTCTTGTTTGTTTCATTTTGGATTTATTGCTTTTAAGTACAGCTCTTGCCAAAACTTAACTTGATGCTTTAGGTCGTTGTTATCTTTAACTACTTCTTCTAAATTTATTTTGTTGTTGTCGCCTGGAATACAAATACTAAAAAATATTTTGTTTCTATCAACCTCTTGCTCAAACTTATCACGCAATAAGTCTGGCAAACCTTCAGCGTTTGGATCTACATTATCTGCATAAAACGTAGCTCCAACCAAAACCTCTCGCTCTTTCTTTAACTCCTTCATAAGTTTTTATTTATTAGCCAAATAAAGTAAAGCAGGCCGCCTACAGAGTAAGCAGCTATTATTCCTAAAACCCATAAAAGAAACTCAAGCATTATTTAGACGCTTCTTTATAAGCATGTTCAAATAAAGCTGGGTGATATTGACGAATGTACTCAACAAACTTACGCAACCTTTCGGTCGATTGCATATCGTTTTGTACATCTGTTGTATGATTGGGAGCTGGTAGTCCTGGCTGTAAAGCCTTCATACCTTCCCTGATAAAATCCATTTCGCTCATTGGCATAATCTTCTCCTGATTAATTGTTTTATTAATTCTATAAAATTTTTGTTGCAAAGTAAACCCCTTAGTTTATACTTAAGGTATATTAATTCTTGGAGAGAACAAATGATAGACGAAAAAACATCGAGTTACATAGACAATACCAGAGAGTATTTACATCAAGCTGTATGTCAAATGATTAAAATATACCTGCAATCAGCAGGCACATTAATAGATAGACCAGAGTCTATAAAGCAACAAATAGAAAACGACAAGAATCGTTTGGTTGATTTAGTCGAGCAAATAGCTGAGCTTGAAAAGAAAAAGGTAGACATACATTAAATGGTTTCCAGAGATTTAAACTTTAAGACTGTTGAGGAAGCTAGGGTTCACATTAATAAATCTAAAATGATTGTTAATCCAAGCAACACGACTATTAAAGAAAAAAGATTTGTTATCGTTGCCGATAATAAAAACGACGAACAAATGCTAAAACAAGCATTGGTTGGTATGAAGAATGTTAAGTGGATAGATATATTGTTTCAAGAAACAAAGGAGAAGAAGGTATGAGCAGAATAGGTGATTTATTAATTGGTATGCAAGAGGACGCTGAATGCGTTTCGGCTTCTTGCAATTCGTTTGAAAAATTTGTAGAAGAGATGCGTAAGCTGAACATCTTATACACGCCAAGTTTATTAGAAGATTTTTGGGACGGTTACGTTCATTCCCAAGAACCCCCTTGCTAATCGCGAACAGGCAAACACCTGGCTTGTATAAACAATAGAAGTGCAGTTGCAACAGGGTTTATTCATTCCTGTTTCCATAAACTTTGAGATGTAGTTTTGCAACAAGAACATCTCACCTTTTATTATTGGAGATAATATGTTGAAAGCAGACGGATTTAACGAAGCCATTATTGGTATGTGCATGGATATAGCTACAGGTGAGGAACGTCTCATCTACGACGCCAATAAATGCATAGATATGTTGATCAGAGATCACGAAATGACCGACGACGAAGCGATAGAATACTTTGAGTTTAACGTTGGCGGATCTTACGTTGGCGGCAGTACCCCTGTCTGGATGTACCCTTACGAAGAATTATAAGTTAAACTTTAGGTATGAAGATACTTAAAATGGAGAAAGGCCCACCAACAATCGAGGAAGGTCGACGCAGACTTGACAGTCTCTTTGAGGATTTTATATCCAGAGGAGCTGACGCAGAGTTTACGGCTTTGCTGATCTTTACTTACGGCGTAACTGAAACTATTAATTACGCAAAGACAGTCGAAGACGGCATATCTAAGATAGATCACATACTTAATTCAGAGTTTGGTTTGGAGAAAGAAATTGTTTTCACACCTGAGGAAAAAGATCCCGAATAGTTTTGTCAGGATTTTCTGACAAAAGTACCCCCTTATAGGTCGAAACTGTCTATATTTAATTAAAAGCAGGGTAGTTTTGTCAGAGTGTCAGAAACCTCTGACAAGAGAAAAGGTTATAGCAGTAGGGTTTAGGCGTTTTGTCATATTGTCAGGGTACCCTTAAAATAACCCTACAAATGTACCTAAAAATGAAAAAGAAAAGGGTAGGTAAGATAAAGTATGACAAAACTATATATATAGACTATATATTATATATATATTACTCTGTATACCCTTATTCTATCACGTTTGGAGTTTTGTCAGAGTTTTGTCATAGGCTCTGACAAAAGTAGGAGAAGATATGTATAAATTAACAGAAAAATGCAGCAAGGTTTTGCCTAAGGAAATCGTTGTTTTGCTAGAAAGACCAGATGTAGTAGAATTAGTTAGATATTTTAACGGACGGCTTATTAGCTATAAGGAGAAAGATGAGCAAGGACGAATCAAGGATAAGAGCAAAGGTGAAAGTTGAGCCTGTATTAGAAGATGCAGAGGATATGCCTGTTGAGTATATGAATCATAACGAGAAGAATCTAACCAAGCGTCAGCGTTTGTTAGTCTGGAATGCAGTCAACGATCCTACTCTGACGTTTGCAGAAGCGGCAAAGAAGGCTGGGTTTAAGAATCCAAAAGTTATTAGTCGGTACATGGGGCCTAACGGGAAGTATCAGCATGTGTATCGGGAATACGAAAGACTGATGGGCGAAGCCAAGAAGAAGTTTGAGCTTACGCATGAGGGAGCAGTCGAGGACTTGTATAAGCTAAGAGATGATGCCTGGTCGCAAGGAAACTTTACGGCGGCAATTAACGCCCAGAATTTACTTTTAAAAGTCGGGGGCTTAATTGTCGATCGTCGGGAGGTATTGCATGGGAAGGTAGATCAAATGAGTCGGGGAGAAGTTGAAAGAAGGCTAGCGGATCTACTCGGGAAGCAGGCCATTGAACATAAGTCGGGAGTCGAAATTGCAGACAAGTCGGGGAAGTCGGGATCTGAGGAAATAGAGGTCGGGGAGATTGTTGAAGAGAAAGTTATTAAGAAAAAAAGTAGGGCTAGACCTTTGCCTAAAGAAGCTGGAGAAGAGGAAGAGGATTAGTTCTCATCTATATGTCCACACTTTCATAAGGTGAAATATGCCTACAGCCACAGCTAGGGCAATCATCATCTACTTGACAGTCCCACTCATCTTGCCAAGTGTCATTGCACTCTGGACATTCGTAATAGTTTAACCAAGTCATTACCATTTCTTCACTCATTTTGCGACCTCTTGAATGCTATCCCAATCTCTTATTATTTCTGTAGGCACTTTAAAGAACGCCAAACATTCTGAATTGATGCAATCCCATTTTTCAGCTTCGCCACAATTAGAATCTTCCATAAAATCTAAAGTTTCTTTTTTGCATTTTGGACATTCAACTTTCATCTTCGTTCTCCTTTATTTCTTTAACTTCAATTATTTCTTCGTTCTCATAACCATAATCAAGTCCGTAACCTGTTAAGACTTCTTTATCGGTATCGTATTCGACTTTTTCAACTAACACTTTG